GAAGTTCGTTGCATTCCGTGAACGCATGGAAGCATACATCGCTCCGGTCGAAGCTATGGCACAGGCCAAGTTTGCTGAATTGAAGAAGCCACAGCGCGACAAGCTGGGTTCACCTACATTCAATGACATGTTCGTTCCGATCTACGACGAAGACGATGAACCAACTGGTGAAGTCGAAATGAAGTTCACCATGAAAGCTGGTGGTGTGGTCAAGAGGGGTCCACGCGAAGGCAAGAAGTGGTCTCGCAAACCAAACCTCTTCGACTCCCTTGGTCGTCCGATCAAAGGCAAGGTTGATATTTGGGGTGGTTCCGAACTGATCATCGCATTCTCTTTCACTGACGACGGGTACTGGATACCAGCGACAGGCGCATACGGCATCAAGCTGCAACTCGAAGCAGCCCAGATCGTAACGCTCCGTGAAGCAGGCGCACGTAACGCTGGCGACTATGGCTTCGGTGAGCAAGAGGGTGGCTTCGACGCTTCCCAGCACACACCTGCCAAGACAGACGGTAGCGACGACGAAGAGGGTGGTGACGACGAATACAACACACCACCATCTGGCGAAGGCGAAAGCGAAGGCGACCCTGCCGGAGCCTCCGACTTCTAAACCTAACACCAACTAAAGACGCAATGACAGTGCCCCCTTGGAGAAATCCTTGGGGGCTTTTTGTGTTTAATAACATGAAATGAAAACCTGAAATGAAAACCTGCCAAGTTTGCTGGTCTGAGTTCTCACCTTATCGCTCTACGCAAGTGACATGCTCCCCCCGCTGTGCATCTAAAAGAAAGAACCGCATCCGCCTTCGTAACCCTATAGCAGACGAGTATCGTAGCTGTGGGGCGTGTGGTAAGCCCTTCTTAGCTGAAGACCCACGGAAAATGTTCTGTTCTCATTCATGTGCAAAGGAGAACACACGCGCGGAACAAGCAGTCAAGGATAACAAACGTAAACGGGAACGATACCAAACCGCAATCTACGGCAGCCCAACAGAAATCCTAGACATGACCCAAGACAAATACCGCCGCGCCCGCGCATTAGGTTACCGTTCTGGTCTCGAAGTTCGCAACGCCAAGCACCTTGATGATCTTGGTGCCGACTACGAGTACGAACCCTACCGCATCCCTTTCGTTCAGCCCGAACAGCCCCGAACCTATACGCCCGACTACTGCCTACCAAATGGCATAGTGATTGATACAAAGGGTAGATGGCCGACAGCCGACAGGCAGAAGTTCAAGATGCTCGTCGAACAACATCCCGACCTCGATATTCGTATGGTCTTCTCCAACCCAAACGCAAAGATTGGGAAGACGAGTAAGACCACCTACGCTATGTACGCAACCAATCTAGGCATGCCATTCGCTAAAGAGTTCATCCCCCAATCGTGGGTCGAAGAGCCAGTGAACCAGAAGAGCCTTGATGCAATTTCAAGACTGAAATCATGACCAAACCCCTCAACCCAGATGCCAAGCCTCTGCAGTGGCGCACCGATCTAGACTTCACAGGCCTCCGTTTCAAAGACCGTGAAGAAACCATTGGTGCCACCGTGCATTGCTCCGCATCCAAGCCTTCCCAAAACTGGGGCGCAATCGAAGTTGACCGCATGCACCGCGAACGTGGATGGCTCTGTATTGGCTATCACTTCGTCATTGCCCGTGACGGTACAATTCACGCTGGCCGCCCAATGAACAAAGCTGGCGCTCACTGTAAGCAGGGACGTCGCAATCAAACACACGTCTCGGTCTGCCTTATCGGCGGCGTTTCGGCCCGACCTCAGGAACACGTTCCCGGTTCACCTTGGAATGGCTCTGATGCCGAAGCCAACTTCACACCTGAACAGAACACCTCTCTGCGTTCCCTTCTCGACTTCCTAATGGGTGTCTACGGTTTCTCCGAAGATGCCATTGAAGGGCACCGCAATGTGAAGGGCGTCCGCAAGGCATGTCCAAGCTTTAGCGTGAAGACGTTCATGGCCCAAGGCACATTCGAACTCGATTAACCCACATACCTGCACAACACACCCGACCCTCTGTCCCCATCAACCGGGGCAGGGGGTTTTCTAGCTTATCAGCACCCGCATAGCGGAAAGGAAATTCTATGACAAAATCCAAAATGGACCACCTGAAAGCCCACCTCACATCAGGTAAGACCATCACACAACTCGAAGCCCTTGGTCTCTATGGCCTGTTCCGCCTTGCTGCCCGCGTCAAAGAACTGCGCAACAAAGATTGGAACATCAGCACCGAGATGCGCAAAGACCCGAACGGCAGTACCTATGCTGTTTACAAGTTGAGCGCAGAAGACACCAACCCTCATGGCCTGCCTTCCTTCGCACGTCCTGATCGTCACCAAGGCGCAACCGTATGATCTACCTCTGCATCTACCTCTGGGTCTGCACCGCAGCCGCTGCGATCACAGGTATCTCAATCATTCGTCCTGTTCACCGTGGTGACATCTGGACTGCCCTCACATTCCCTATCGTGTTCCCTTTCTATTTGGCCCGCGAACTAACCCGAAAGGCTCCCTAATCATGGCACAAGCTCTTGCTCTCATTGCACTGTTCTTCACTGCTCTCTTCGGCTGGGTTCTGAACATCGTCACCATCTTCACATCCTTTGACTTCATGTCTGGTGGTGAAGCTGTCGTTCGTATCGCTGGCGTGATCATCCCGATCATCGGCGCTGTCGTCGGCTGGTTCTAAACCACCACCCCGCCTCCCTCCCTCTGCCTCGCCCTCCTTCTCTTAACTGAGTTGGGGGGTTTTTTTCGTTCTGGAGAACTGAATGTATGACAACGATTATGAAGAAGACGAAAGCGTATTTGTTGGCCGTGAGCGTTGCCCTACTTGTGGTAGCGACGACAACCTTGCCCGCTACAGCGACGGACACGCCTACTGCTTTGGTGCCACCTGCGACCACTACGAACCACCGGAAGGCGGTAAATCGTCGGGCACGTCGAAAGCACAAGAAGATCGACCGCCTGCGCGGGGCTTGATCGAAGGAACCTACGGTGCCCTTAAAGCCCGTAAGCTTTCCGAAGAAACAGCCCGCCGCTACAACTACAAGATAGGCCTGTTCAATGGTCAGCCAGCCCAGCTTGCCGGGTACACCGACGACAAGGGTAACGTGATTGCCCAGAAGCTTCGGTTCGCTGACAAGAAAGAAGGCATGCCTTGGGTAGGCGACAAGAAGAACGTCGGCCTATTCGGTTCTCATCTATTTGGTAAAGGCAAACGTATCGTGATCACCGAGGGTGAGATCGACGCTATGACTGTCTATCAGGCACAAGGCTCCAAGTGGCCTGCAGTGTCCCTGATCAACGGCGCTGATGGTGCCCGTAAAGACATCGCCAAGAACATCGAATACCTCAGCCACTTCGACGAGATCGTTCTGATGTTCGATGAAGATGAACCCGGTCGGGAAGCCACCGAGGTTGCCGCTGAGGTGCTGACAGGGCACCGCGTTCTTGTTGCCCAGCTACCGATGAAAGATGCCAACGAGTGTTGGGTTAACGGTGAGCAGGACAAGATCGTTCAGGCAATCTGGAACGCCAAACCCTATAGCCCACCCTCAGTTGTCCACGGCGAAGACATCTGGTCCCGCCTAGAAAGCCGCCCTGTGGTGGCCTCTATCCCATTCCCTAATTGGATGCCTGAAATGAACCGCAAGGTGCTGGGCATACGTCTTGGGGAGTTGGACACTTGGACCTCTGGCTCAGGCATGGGCAAGACCACCATGATCAAGCAGCTTCAAGCGCACATCTTCCGCACCACCGATTACAACCAAGCAATCATCCACCTTGAGGAACCCCTTGAGGATACCGCTGAGAGTTTGCTAGGGGTGTTCATGGAGAAGCGCCTAACGCTGCCTTCGGTGCGCGAGACGGTGACCAAGGAAGACCTTCGCTTCCACTTCGAAAAGAACTTCTTGGCCAAGGATGCACACGGCAACAGCCGCATCTACCTCCACGATGCCTTTGGTTCGATGGGTTCAGACGAGAACCTAATGAACCGCATTCGCTATTATGCCCACGCTTGTGACTGCAAGGTGATCTGGATTGACCACTTGTCGATCTTGGTCTCGGACATGGGCGAAGATGGGGATGAACGCCGACGCATCGACGCTCTGATGCATGCGCTCAAGACCCTGACCGTAGAGCTTGGCATCTACATCGGCCTTATCAGCCACCTCAAGAAAGCATCTGGCCCTGTCTCCTTTGAAGAAGGCGCGGCCCCATCACTCGACGACCTCCGGGGTTCCGGTGGTATCAAGCAGTTGTCCAACTCTGTCTACGCGATCTCCCGTGATCAACAGGCTGAGACGGAAGCTGCACGTAACACAGCACAGGTTCACGTCCTCAAGTCCCGATACACCGGAGACACTGGCCCTGCTGACTTCATTTATTTCCAGAAAGAGACAGGCACCTTCGTAGCAGGCGTTGACCCAGAAATGGCAGCGCAGTTCGAAGACATGTCTGCTCACGGTACTCCCATTGAAGACGGGGAGACTGACTTCTAGGCGCTTTTAGAAAGGCCATCCCAATGCATGAACGCTTCATCTACGACATCGAAACCAACGGCCTGTTGGACACGATGGACCGCATTCATTGTCTCGTCCTCTACGACTTGGACACCAAGGAACTGATCTCCCTCAAGAACGATAACCCAGCGGCCTTCTGGTCACCTGAGATCGAAGAGGGAGTTCGCCTCCTCAACAACGCCAAGAAGCGCATTGGGCATAACATCATCAAGTTCGATGAACCTGCCCTCAAGATGCTCTTCCCTTGGTTCGAAGAGAACAAACCCGGCGTTGTGATTGACACGCTGACCCTCGTCCGTCTGATCAAGCCTAACGTAAAAGACGGCGATCACATGCTGGTCAAACAGCAGCGCCTCGAAGGCCACCTTTTTGGTTCCCACTCGCTTGAAGCTTGGGGTCAACGGCTTGGTGAATGGAAAGGGGATTACTCCAAGGACAAGAAGGCAGAAATCCTCGCGGCCAACCCTGACATGGACAAGGGAGAGGCAGCACGTCTGGTGTGGGCGAAGTGGGAACAGGAGATGCAGGATTACTGCGATCAAGACGTTACCACCAACCTCGCAATCTACAACTGGTGTCTTCACAAGGGATACTCACGGCAGGCTGTTTCCGATGAAATGGACATGGCCTACCTGTGTGCCAAGATCGAAGCCAATGGTTTCCCTTTCAATGAACAGAAAGCGGGGATGCTTTACGGCACCCTCGCAGGACGTCGGGCACAGATCGAAGACGAACTCAAAGATACCTTCGACTCATGGGTAGAGCGCGTCAGAGAGTTCACCCCTGTATCTGCCAACAAGGCATCTGGTGCTTGGGGTGAAACCACATGGCGTTACCTCGACGATGAAAGTGAGCTGGCCCCTGAGGACTTCACCAAGGGTGGCCTCCCTAATGCCGCAGCCAAGCGTCGCGGTGTTCGTCGGGAGTTCATCGGCTACCGCCAGACCAAGATCAAGATCGTCGAGTTCAAGCCTTCCTCCCGCATCCATATCGCCCAGCGCCTCACGGCAATCTACGGCTGGAAACCAGAAGAATTTACATCGGACGGTCGTGCAAAGATTGACGAAGAGATCATGGCAAAGCTGCCTTATCCATGTGCCCCGCTACTGACTGAATACTTCACCGTGATCAAACGGCTGGGGCAGTTGGCAGAGGGTAAGCAAGCATGGCTCAAGCTGGCCCGTGATGGGAAAGTACACGGCAGCTATAACACTGTCGGTGCGGTCACCCGCCGCATGACCCACAGTCACCCTAACATTGCTCAGGTGCCCTCCGTGGGTGCTGATTACGGCCCAGAATGTCGTGAACTTTTCACGTCTGGTCCCTTCGAGTTTCTCGTCGGTACCGATGCCTCTGGTTTGGAACTCCGTATGCTGGCCCACTATATGGCCCGCTGGGATGATGGGGAGTACGGCGACGTAATCCTCAACGGCGACATCCACACACACAATCAGACACTCGCAGGCCTACCGACAAGGAACGCCGCGAAGACATTTGTGTACGCCCTTTTGTACGGTTCCGGGGACGCCAATCTGGGGTCTCTATTGGGTGGGGGTGCCTCTGAGGGCAAGGCGATGCGTTCCAAATTTATGGAAGGTCTGCCTGCTTACGCCAATCTAATCAAGGCCGTGAAGCACAAGGCCAAGATGTTCAAGCACCTCAACGCTCTTGATGATGGCATCCTTCACGTCCGGTCAGAACACTCTGCACTTAACACCTTACTTCAATCGGCGGGTGCCCTGACCTGCAAACGATGGAGCGTCCTTACTGAACGGCTGCTCCTCGAACGTGGCTTCAAGCATGGATGGGACGGTGACTTCGCGGTCGTCGGAAATATCCATGATGAGCAGCAGATAGCTGCCCGTAACCAAGAGGTAGTGGACGCCATTGTTAAGGCATCGGCAGACGCCATGACCCTGACCCAAGAATATTACGGCATCCGTATACGCTTGGACGTGGACACTAACGTAGGCCGCAACTGGCGCGAGACCCACTAACTCCCCAAGGAAAACCAAATGAAAGAAACTGAACCTGCCCCTGAAAGGGGGCGGGCCTGTAAAGGTTGTGCGGAACCAATACCGCCAACCCGCAGGTCAAATGCCAGATATTGCTCCAAGGCCTGTCAAGTCTCTCACCACAACGTGGAGAACTGGGCCAGCAGGGATAAGGAATATACTCGGCAATACATGAAGGACTACTAC